AACATGCAGGATACTGATCGACGTGGTCGAGCGCGCGCGTCACCTGTTCGAGCTGCCGCCGGTAAAATACGTGTTCTTCAACACCGGCCTCGAATTGCGCGCCACAAAGGAGCACGTCAGGGCCACCGCCGAGAAGTACGGCGTGGAGATCGAGACCGTGAGGCCGAAGGTCAACATCGTGCAGGCAACGCGGAAGTACGGCATCCCGTTCGTGTCGAAGATCATGTCTGCCGGGCTGTCCGAATGGCAAAAGAAGGGCATCCCGCTGACCATCGCGGACGAATACGCCGAGGCCGAGGACAAGGCGGCGAAGCGGGCGGAGCTGCGGGAGCGCTACCCCAAGTGTGAGAGCGTCATCAACTTCCTTTGCTGCTGCAATGCCGCCGGGGAACCGAGGCCCAACATCCAGTTGGTCATTAACTCATCCCGGTACATGCTGGACTTCATCAAAGAGTTTCCGCCATCCTTTCCGATCAGCGCCAAGTGCTGCGACTACTGCAAAAAGCAGGTCGCCCACAAGGTGCAAAAGGACTATGAAATGATTATCACCGGCGAGCGCCGGGACGAGGGCGGGATGCGCTCGGTGCCGCGACAGGGCGAGGCGAACAGCGCCATGTGTTTCGGTGAGACCGGGGACGGCCAGTGGCGGCTGAGGCCGCTGTACTACGTCAGCGACAAGGACAAGGCGTGGTACAAGGAATACTACGGGATTCGGTATTCGGACGCCTATGAGGTGTACGGGCTGACGCGGACGGGCTGCTGTGGGTGCCCGATCAGTTACAAGGCGGTGGACGATCTGGAGCTGATACAGCCCTATGAGCCGAACGTGGTGAAGGCGGCGTGGCACATCTTCGGGGACAGCTACCGGTTCCGGCAGCGGTACAACGCCTACAAGGCGGAAAGGATGGCCAAAAAATACGCGGGGGGGGGGTATACCTGGTCAGCTTAATATACTGGATTTCTGCAATGAGTGCGAAACGGAGGAATGAGCATGGATGACCGGATGATCGTGGTGTACGCGGCGAGCAGGAACCTCTATCCTGTATTGCCGATGGCTTACATGAGCCTGCTGAAGCACAACCCGGAGGCGGCGGTGGTTTGTTTGATCGAGGACGACGAACTGCCCTATGAGGTGCCAGGGAATGTGGGGACGGTGAACGTATCGGGGCAGGAGTGGTTCGGGGAGGATTGCCCGAATATCAAGACCAATTTCACGTATTTGAGCCTGTTGCGGGTGTGCTATACGAAGCTGTTTCCGGGATATGACCGGGTGCTCCAGCTGGACGTCGATACCATTGTGAATGACAGTCTGATGCCGATTTGGAAGATCGACATGGGCGGGAAGTATTTCGCGGCGGTGCCGGAGCATTTGAGCAAATGGAAGCCGTATGGGAAGGATTACAGGAACGTGGGCGTCTGCGTGTTCAATCTCAAACAGATGCGAGAGGATGGGGTGGACGATGAACTGATCCACTTCCTGAATACCAACAAGGTGCCCTACATTGACCAGGACGCGCTGAACTGGCTGAACGCTAAGAAGGGCGGCGACAAGGCGCTGGCGCTGGGAGTGCGGTACAACGAGTGTTTTGTGACGGGAGAGACATTACGCCCAGCTGTGGTTCACGCAGCCGGGACCCGCAACTGGTTTGTAAACCTTGACGAGCAATATCGCGGAAGTTACTGGAAGCCGTATGAGAAGTATTGCCAGGTTGAAGCCTGCCGTGCTGCCGGGATTCATTGCTGATAGAAAAAGCCGGTAGTTTATCGGCTACCGGCCTTCTTTGCATCGACGTGATCTTGCAAAACCTTGATGATGTAGTTGTTGAAACTGCGGCCATCTGCCTTTGCGAGTTCTTCCAGTTCCGCTTTCAGCGTTTTCAGAATCACCAGGTTTGCCCGTACCTTGTCCGGTGAAATGCTCATGGTATCGCCCCCTTCGGGCAGATGATAGCACAGATTCAAAGTGTTGTCAAGTTACGTAACTTTTAACATATGGATAATTACAGAAAGTGCGTAATAGTGATATAATTATTACGTAAGAAAAAGGGGGCGAGGATATGGAACGGTTCAAGGATATTAGTGGACAGCAGTACGGGAAACTGACTGTTATTGAGTATTCAGGGAACAATTCACAGGGAACGGCATTATGGAGATGCAGATGTACATGCGGCAATGAACGGATAGCGGTTGGAAGCATGTTGAGAAATGGAACTGTGACAATGTGCGTGGCGTGTTCACGACGTGAAGCAGCCCGCAAAAACGCAGAGAAGCCGACCACGATCCGCAACAAGAGATTGCACAGCATATTTGCTGGCATGAAGAACCGTTGCAACAATCCTAACCAGATCAATTACAAGGATTACGGCGCACGAGGCATTGACATTTGTGATGAATGGAGCGACAGGAAAGAAGGGTATCGAAGATTCGAAAAATGGGCACTTGCGAATGGCTACAAAGACGGTTTGACCATTGACAGAATCGACAATTCAAAAGGATATAGCCCGGAAAATTGTAGATGGGTAAGCAGAAGTGTACAAGCAATAAACAGGCGCAAATGGTACAACAAAACAGGCGAACGCGGAGTATACACCAGACAATATAAAAACGGAATTACATATGAAGTCTGTGTTTTTGTAAATAAGAAAAGGATATATGTTGGATACTACCATACGATTGAAGAAGCGGCGGCAGCGCGGAAGGCCGCAGAGTTGAAGTATTACGGAAAGGTGCTGGATTAGAGGCGCGAATGAAGATCGGACTACATGACAGCGACAGGACTGGGTTTCCGAACTTGGCGCTGATGAAGCTGTCCGCGTGGCACAAGGCGCGGGGTGACGGGGTTTCGTGGGGGGGGCCGATGCTGGAATATGACCGGGTGTATTCGTCCAAGGTGTTCACGTTCACGCCGGAGAATCCGTACCTTCCTGAAAATACCGTGAGGGGGGGTACGGGGTACGGCATATTGGACGAGCTGCCGTCGGAGATCGACGCCATGTTCCCGGATTACAGCATCTATCCGAAGTGCAGACACGCCATCGGGTTTCTGACGCGGGGGTGCATACGGCGGTGTCCGTGGTGCATCGTGCCGAAGAAGGAGGGGATGATCCGGCCCAACCGGACATGGCGGGAAGTCAAGCGGCCTGACAGCCGGGACATCGTGTTCATGGACAACAATGTGCTGGCGTCGTCGCACGGCGTCGCCCAGATGGTGGACATGATCGGGAAGGATGTGCGGGTGGACTTCAACCAAGGGCTGGACGCGCGGCTGATTGATGATGATGTGGCGGAAATCCTGTCGAGGCTGAAATGGATAAGGTTCATTCGCATGAGCGCGGACACGGACGCGATGCTGGACGTGGTGCTTGGGGCCATCGACAGGCTGGGGAAGGTCGGCGTGAAGCCCTACCGGGTGTTCGTGTACGTGTTGGCACAGGACGTGGATAGCGCCGAGCGGCGGTGTATCGCGCTGCGGGAGGCAGGGGCAGAGCCGTTCTGCCAGCCCTACAGGGACTTCACGACGAACGCGGAGCCGCCGGTGGAGTTGAGGCAACTGGCGCGGTGGGTGAACGACAAGGCGATATTCAAGACGGTGAGGACGTTTGGAGAGTACAGGGCGAGGAAGGGATAACGGATGAATATTGAGAAGTTCAATTTCCCGGTCCTGCGGTTTGTGGAGCTTGCGGAAAAGACCGAGGATGAACTGCGGCGATTCATAATTGACAACGATGCAAGCAGCTTTCTGGTATGCCTGCGGGCAAAATATTCCCGGGATAAGGAATGGGAATATATGATCGAGTTTTGCCGGCAATACGAGTACGACGGGATCATGTGGGAGATGGACTGGTTCGAGGGCCAGCAGCTGGTGGAATACCTGGGGATTTGCCCGGTGCCGGGTTGGTATGGCGGGAAGGTGGAGAAGTTTGCTGAGATTATTGAAAAGGCGGAGAAGGTAAAGACGACACTTTTGAACCGGGAGCTGTGCCCTTATTGCCACAGCGCCTATCAATACCATCCCGAAGGGTCGATTCACGGCAAGCTGGTGGCGTTCAAGCCCACGGCGAGCCCGACGGATTTCAAGGACTGGGAGATTTGGCTGCACGAAGGGGAGACGCCATGCATGATGTGCTTTGACCGGTTCGGCAGCGGGGCGTATATCGACATCAACTATTGCCCGATGTGCGGGAGGGATTTGAGGGGTGAAGGCGATGGAGCGAATGACATGCCGGGATGAAACCGGGCGGGCGCGGATGACGCTGTACGGCAAGCGGATGTATGGTTCGACGCAGGCCACGGCGGATTGCGTTTGCAAGCTGGAAGAGGCGCTGGAAAGGCTGGCGGTTCCGCGGGTGATGCCGCTGGAAGAAGTGGCGGCGTTGCCGAATGGCAGCGTCGTGTGGCTGGAGGATTGCGATAAGCCGGATGTGATCGCGGGAATAGTGATGGATGAACTGATTACCACACGCGAATTGGGCTCTGTTGTTGTGCTGATCTATTTCGTGGTTGTGCGCGGCAGTGGGCTCATCGACCGGGTGACCGCGAGCGCCGAGGATTACAAGATACGCTGGCGGTGCTGGACAGGGGAGCCGAGCAAGGAACATAGGGAGGCGGAAAAGTGGAACTGAGGCTTGAACCTGTGATTGAGGGACATCCCTACCCGAAACTGTACGGCGGCTATCGCTGCCGTGTGAATGGCGAATGGTACGACTGCGATCGGTACGGCAACATTACCGACAGGCGATACAAGGGGCGGTGAAAAGGGAATGAGCAATATCATGATCTGCGTGCCGACGCTGGACAGGGTGGATGCCAGCTTCTTTGCGAGCGTGCTGGGGCTGCGGTACGATGGGGCGCACAGGTACGCTTGGAACGTGAAAAGCAATTCTATGGTGTACGATGCACGCAACGCGTTCGCGTTGGAGGCCATCAACGGGAAGTATGACTATTTGGTGTTCCTGGATTCGGACATTGTGATGGAGCCGGACACGGTGATCCGGCTGGTGGAGGACATCGAGCAGAGCGGCGCGGACCTGGTGACGGGGATTTATTTCAAGCGGCGGCTGCCGACGTCGCCGGTGATTTACAGGCATATCGACTGGTATGAGGACGAGGTGCTGGGGGCGCAGGAATCGGCGGAGGTCTATGAGGACTGGCCGGAGAACGGGGGGCTGTTTGAGATCGAGGGCTGCGGTATGGGGTGCTGCGTGATACGGGTCGGGATGCTGCCGGAGGTGGTGGCGGCGTTCAGGATTTCGCCATTTACGCCGTTGCCGCGGCTTTCAGAGGATTTGAGCTTCTGCTGGCGGCTGAAGAAGCTACGGAAGCGGATGGTGTGCGATCCTGGGATATTGCCTGGCCGTGCTGGGTTGATGGTTTACAGGAAGCAGGATTGGGACAGGCCGAGGGAGGCGGAAGGAGGATAATGCTTGACGT